GAAGAAATACTACACGATTATGGTGTAGACTATTGGGAAAGTAGAGATGCCGAAACTAAATGACGGTTCTAAATTTGTTACAAACGTAACGGCATTGTCTTCAACTAACGACACCGATTGTTATGTTGTACCTAAAAACTTTTCTTCACATGTAGAAAACTTACTGATTATAAATAACGACAGCAGTAGTAGAAACTTCACTGTTAAGTATTACGAAAAGTCTGCTAATACTACACATACCTTACAAAATACTTTTGCACTTGCTGCTAAAACAAGCACGAGTGTTTTTACTATGGATCAACCTCTGTATATACATGCAGAAGATAAAGTGATTGTAGACGCTGGAACAGCAGACACACTGACAGTAGTAGTGGTTGCTGAAGAGTTTTATGATCCCGCAAGATAGGAGATAGGAGATGGCACGTGTCTCTAAAAAACCCCCCGCTAAAAAGAAAGCCCCACAAGCTAGGTCGAAAACGAAACAGACTAGAACGCTTAAACTTGCGCCGGGTGGTGCGGCAAAGAGCAAGAGTAGAGTTAACGAAGCTGGCAACTATACTAAGCCCGGAATGAGAAAGCGTATATTTAATCGGATTAAAGCAGGTAGCAAGGGCGGCGCACCGGGACAATGGTCGGCGAGAAAAGCCCAGATGACAGCGGCTGCTTATAAGAAAGCAGGTGGAGGTTACAGGTCGTGAAGTGGAACATGTATTTTTACTTCTTGTATTCATAGGCATTGGAGATGATAAGAAACTAGAGAGCAAAGATTTGTTCTTTAGAGATTTAAATGACTGTGTGTGGTATGCACAAAAATTACATAAACAAGGAAATCTAGTTACTTCATACTGCCTTCCTAGATACGTTAACCCCGGCAACGTAAGGATATATTAATGGACCCCGTTAGTGCAATGGCAACAGCATCAGCAGCGTTTGGTGCTATCAAAAAAGGCTTTCAAATAGGCCGTGATATTGAATCAATGGCCTCTGACTTGTCACGCTGGATGGGTGCAATGTCCGACTTGGACATGCTGGAGAAGGAAGCCAAGAACCCGCCTATCTTTAAGAAACTGTTTGCTGGTAAGTCTGTAGAACAAGAAGCCATAGAGACATTTGCTGCTAAACAAAAAGCACAGCAACAACGCTACGAACTACAGCAGTGGATTGGCTTGACGCTTGGAAGGTCTAAGTGGGATGAGTTGGTTAAGATGGAAGGGTCCATCCGCAAGCAACGTCAAGAAACCCTATACAAACAAAGGCAACGTAGACGTAAGTTTGTAGAGATTGTAGCGTGGATACTTATGGGGTTGTTCTCTGCAGGAATACTTTACGGGTTTGTATCATTTCTTAAAGGCACACTAGCTAATGCAGAAACGCGGCCTGAATATGTAACGTGCAGACTAAAGGGATGTAGTAAGATAGATGGGGAAAAACTCTGTATATATCACGGCCCTAACAATACGGTGGATAGTGTTTGGATGGGTATAAATGAATACTACCCACGAGAAATACAATGCAAGTACGACCCCAAACACGAAAAACCACCCAGCTTACGTGAAACATTTAAAGCTATAGAGAAGTCAAGAAAGTAATGAAAGCCCCACAAAAAAGTTTAAAAAATTGGACGAAGCAAAAGTGGCGCACTAAATCAGGTAAGCCCTCTGCTAAGACAGGTGAAAGGTATTTGCCAGAAAAAGCAATTAAGTCCTTGACAAGTGCTGAATATGCTGCTACAACTAAAGCTAAAAGAGAAGGTACTCGTAAAGGTAAACAGTTTGTTAAGCAGCCAAAAAGTATAGCTAAAAAAACAGCAAGGTTTAGAAGAGGTGCATAATGTTAAATTTACTAATAGGACCAATTACTCAACTCGCAGGTACGTGGCTTGAAGGAAAGGTTGAAACTAAGAAAGCACAGACTGCATCTAAAGTCGCAACGGCGAAGGCTGAAGCGATTATTATGGAAAAAAAGGCCACGGGTGAAATTGATTGGGACTTAGAGATTGCTAAGAGTAAAGCAAATTCTTGGGCTGACGAATGGTTAGTAATTCTATTTAGCATACCATTAATACTAGCATTTGTGCCGGGAATGGAAGAGGTAGTAGCAAATGGTTTTGCGCAGCTTAATGCCATGCCACAATGGTATCAGTATAGCCTTGGTGTTATTGTTGCTGCCAGCTTTGGTGTACGCAGTGCTACAAAATTCTTTGGTAAAAGGTAGCCCTAATGCCGATGTGGAGTATGCACGAGAGAACTACAGAAGAACAAGCGAGGAAAAATCGTGGCAGAAGTAACTATGGAAAGATTGTTGAAGTGGAAGATACTACCACGTCTGATGATGCTTGGGATGTCCTTATCCGCTTGGCGGGTAGTGGAGTGGTTTATGACGCTAGAAGACCCAACAAGTCAGCAAGCAGCACTAGTGAGTGTAGTCACGGGGGCCATGACAGGTGCATTTGCGGTGTGGATGGGACATGAAAAATGAAATATAATAGAGATGATTTAATTGAAAAACTAATCCAGCACGAAGGTTTACGTCTTCAAGTATATGAAGACAGCCTTGGTATTGCCACAATTGGCATAGGAAGAAACCTAGAAGATCGTGGTATCACGCCAGAAGAGTTAGAATGGATGGATATACCCAACATGGCTATAGTGCATACTATGGGTATTACAGAGGCTGATGCTATGTATCTAGCACATAATGACGTGCAGATTGTCGAAGAAGAACTGTTACGTGCGCACCCTTGCGTAGACAGATTAGACGCTGTACGTCAGCTTGTACTCATAGATATGGCATTTAATCTTGGAGTGCCGCGTTTATGTAAGTTTAAAAAAATGTGGGCAGCAGTAGAGGCTGAAGATTTTTCTACCGCAGCAAAAGAAATGCTTGACAGCAGGTGGGCAAATCAGGTAAAATCACGTAGTACAAAATTAGCCCACGCAATGCATCATGGAGAGTTTAGTGGCTAGACAACTTACAGAAAAACAACAAGCCTTTCTAAATGTCTTGTTTGATGAGGCTGGCGGTAATATGGTAACGGCTAAAAAATTGGCTGGTTATTCCGACACTAGTTCTACAGTAGAAATAGTAAAAGGTTTAAAAGAAGAAATACTTGAAGCCACTCAAATGTATATGGCACAAAACGCACCAAAAGCTGCTATGGCAATGACAGGTGCTTTGTATGATCCAACTGAACTTGGTATTCGTGATAAGATGTCTGCTGCTAAAGAATTGCTTGATCGTGTGGGTTTAGTAAAAACTGAGAAGATGCAAGTAGAAGCATCGGGCGGTGTAATGCTTATGCCACCTAAAGCTGTTGTAGAAGACGATGACTAGAAGTATAGGTAAGTGGAAACTACCACAGCCAACAGATATTAAAGAAGAAAATGAGTGGGTACAGATACCTCGTATAGCTAGGACTGTACCCTTTGGTTATAAGCAGAGTGAAGAAGACCCCAACATTCTTGACCCTATTCCTGTTGAATTAGACTTGTTAGAAAAGGCACGTAAACATATTAATCAATATTCTTACCGTCAGGTAGCAAATTGGTTGACATCAAATACAGGCCGTTATATTTCACACGTAGGATTAAGGAAAAGATTAGCACATGAGCGACAGCGTAAGAACACAGCTAAAAGCCTCCGCAAATGGGCAGAATATGCGGAAACGGCAATCGCCAAAGCGAAGGAAATCGAAGAAGCAAGAACAGGCGCAAGAACAACAGCCGCAAATTAAACAGGTTTCATATGAAACATCTAGCATCGAAGAACACGCTAATGTTTTATTTAAACCTAATCCGGGGCCACAAACAGAGTTCTTAGCTGCAAGTGAACGAGAAGTTCTATATGGTGGCAGTGCTGGTGGTGGTAAAAGTTACGCCATGTTGGCAGACCCGCTACGATACATGGGGCATTCACAATTTAGTGGATTGTTATTAAGACATACAACTGAAGAACTGCGAGAACTTATTTTTAAATCGCAGGAGTTGTATCCTAAAATTTGGCCCGGTATAAAGTGGTCAGAAAGAAAGATGCAGTGGACTGCGCCATCTGGCGCAAGATTGTGGATGTCTTATCTGGATAGGGATGAAGATGTCTTGCGATATCAGGGTCTAGCATTTAGCTGGATAGGCTTTGACGAACTGACACAATGGGCCACACCATATGCATGGGATTACATGCGAAGTCGTCTACGGTCCACTGCACCTGACTTGCCCATCTTTATGAGGGCAACCACAAACCCCGGAGGAAGAGGACATCAGTGGGTAAAGAAGATGTTCATAGACCCACATGCGTATAATAAACCTTTTGAAGCAACTAATATTGAAACCGGAGAGACTTTACGATACCCCGCAGGACATTCAAAAGCTGGAAAACCTCTTTTTAAACGAAGGTTTATACCCGCCCGACTTTCAGATAATCCGTATCTTGCGGAGACAGGTGACTATGAAGCAATGCTCTTATCGTTACCGGAACAACAAAGGAGACAATTACTAGAAGGTGATTGGGATATTAAAGAAGGTGCTGCGTTTACAGAGTTTAATCGTAATATTCATGTTGTTGATCCTTTTAATATTCCTAACAACTGGGTTAAATTTCGTTCATGCGATTACGGCTACGGTAGTTATAGCGGTGTTCTTTGGTTTGCAGTTGCGCCTGACGAGCAACTTGTTGTATATAGAGAACTTTACGTCAGCAAAATCCTCGCCACAGACTTGGCTGAT